TATATACTCAATGGTTCGCTCCGGCACCGTCAGCCCTGGCAGGTACGTCTGTACGCGCTCGCTTCCGTTGCCGAGGATTGCCGCCATGAGCTGTGTCAGCACAAACGACTTTCCGTTTTTCTTCTGTCCGCTGATGGCCGCAAGTCCACCGACCTTCGAGAAAGGCACGCCGTTGAACTCTAAGATGGAGTAGGGCTCTGGGTAGTCCTCTCGCGGGTCGAGCAAGTAAGGCCTCAGTATCTCCATCTGCTGTCGCCGCCTGTCGTCTTCCGTCAGCTCTCCCGGCAGTGGTATTTTGTTCTGTTGTTCGCTCATAGTTCTCGTTTCATATCGTCCACGATGGTGTCATAGAGTGACTGCGCTGCTTCCTCACTTTTGCAGTCGAAAATGAATGGCATTGGGTACTGTGTATAGATGGCCACGCATTTCGCGTCGTCGTCGGGGATGACCACGGCCACGATGTCGTGCACGCGGACGGCCACGTTGCCGTTGGTGAATATTCTTGCCATAGTTACTTGATGAGATTAAAGAGGGCGTGGATGACCAAGCTGCCAGCCCCGCGTCTTATCTGGATTCGCCCTCAGTGTTATTCGTCGCGCTTGAAGGTGAAGCCGTCCTTGATGCAGTTGGCCTCGAACCGTGCGCTGCGCTGTGTCTCGTCGTCGTAGTAGATGACGTATCGGCCAGGCTGACCTTCGGAGCAATCCATGTCGAGCAGATAGCCGCGCTTCAGGGCGTTGCATCGGTGGTGCAACTGGCTGCGTTTGTAGGGTGTCATCACGACTTTCATATTTGTCTTGCGTTCCAACCCGTAGATGATGCGCCGTTTCTCCTTGGCAATCAATTCTCGGCGATTCTGCGAGCGTTTCTCCTTAATGGCTTGATATCTCTTAGGGTCGGTGCGTTTTATCATCTCGTAGGGCGATTCTCGCAGTCCTTGGTGGTATTCTTCCCACCATCGGCGGATGCCCTTCAGTGTTGCCTCGCTGGGCGCGTTGCCTCGCTTGCGGTCATAGCATCCGTTGCGTTCGTTGGTCTTCGCCGCTGCCTTACCCTGACGCTTGCGTATAGCGGCCATTCCCGCCTCGCTCTTACCCTTGATGCCAAGCCGGTAGGCATAGTTGCGCAAGGCATCCGTACTGACGCCCATAGCCTTCGCCAAACGCTTATTCTCGGTCACAGGGTACCACTTCACAAGCCATGCTTCCTGTTCTTCGTTCAAAATGACTACGCGGTGGTTATGGCCGCCGCGCTCAATAGTGCCAGGAAATCGTTTCATACGTCGGTCAATCTTAAAAAGTCCTTGGTGTGGATATGGTCGAAGAGGTGCATCTGACTTGGCATCGTCGAGACCCAGCGGATGAGCTGCCGCGTCTTCAGTTCGTCGGTGCCCGTGCGGTCTTCCACCATCAAGATGAAGTTCTTCCACCAGTCGCTCTCCGTGGCCAGGTCGTCGTCGCGCTCCGAGTGGCGGGCGTCGCGTGTGGCCTGCTGTGCCCATTTCCGTGCCGCCATGACCAGCTTCCGCAGTTCCTTGAAGTAGCTGCGGTCTCGGTCATCGAGCGGTGTCTTCACTTTGGCCAGCAGGTCGTCGATGTCGAGCAGCATGGAATCAATCACGTCGGCCAGCACCGTTGTCAAGTCCATCATCACGGCCACCGTCTCGATATGCCGGTGAAGTTCCTCGCGGGTCAGTCCCGTGGCTTCCAATAGGTGCAGCGCGTCGATGATGTCGTCCCACTGCTTGCGTGTCTCGTCTGTCATCGCTTCCAGTTGTTATTTCTCAGTTGCGGATGCTGGTTTGGCATCCTGTTGCGTTGATGCTCAGAGAGCCACCCTGTCGGGCGGCTCTCCGGGAAATAGTCAGAACGGCAGGTCATCGTTATCTTGCGCTGGTTGTGGATATGGTGGTGGGAATGATGGTGCCTCCTGTTTTGTCTGTTGCTGTACCACAGCAACATTCTGCTCCGTCAGAATCTCAAACTTGTAAAGCCGAACCTGATTGAAATGGCTCGTCTTTCCGTTTTTGTCCGTCCATTCGCGCACAGAGTGCGAGAATCCGCATCGGCATTTGATCTCGCCCTTCAGCTTCATGCATCCGTTCTCCACGATGCCCTTGTTGTCGGTTCCGCGCTCCACAAACGCACCAATCTTGCCCATGACGGATGGCTCCATTGTCTCTAACAGCACCTTGTCGCTCCATCGCTGGTCATCAGTCTCAAAATACTCAAAGATAAAGGGCAAAGCCTTCCACTCACCTTTGCTGCTCGTGCCGCTCCTTACAGGCAGCACTTTCGAAATTCTTCCTTCAAATTCCATGTCCTAATATGATTATATTGTCCGTTTTTTTGTTCAGTATGCCGCAATAGTGTTGCGGCCCTCAGTCTCACGCCAGACTGCCAGCCAGTCCACACAACAGCACCATCACCAATGGTGCCACGATGCCATACACTACATACTCTTTCTTGGTGAAGTTCTCGCTGAGAATATCCTTCTCCATGATTTTCAAAAACTCTTTCATACCTGTATTTTTTTTAGTTATTATTATTTTTCTTTCTCATAAATTCTTCGTCTTTTGCGTTGCGATTCTATCGCAACATTTCGTCGCCGTAGCCGGACTCGAACCGACGTAATGGGACTTCCTTTTGGCACCCATCATGCTTCCCCGTTACACCATACGGCGAATTGATACCCCTCTGCGTTAGTGGCTTGGGACACGCATTGTCAACTGGCAATGGCCGCATTAGAACCTTGTCTGTCTGGAAAGACTTGCCGCTCTTTTTCTGCTCGCCTGGCGTGCTACCATCGCCCTCTGTATGCGAATTAGTGTTCTTTGCTTCGGCTCTTGCTGAGTCGGTAGTATCTTTCCGTCGGAGCCCTTCCCGTCCTCAGCCTCACGGCCACGGCCTTACGGCCTTCATGGGGGCCAACGGCTTTCGCTTGTCTACTAACCGTCGCCAGGGTTGCTCCCTCTCTTTATGTTTCTTTATTCTGGCCTTCGCCAGTGTCCATTAAGTCAAAGAACCACTCTCCTTTCATTCCTTGCGGAAGGTGAGGGAATCGAACCCCCGAGTCATTGCTGACTTACTCCTTAGCAGAGAGCTGCCTTACCACTCGACCAACCTTCCTCTTGTACTGTGCCTTGCGGTTTTGCCGCAAGGTCATTGCGACCTTATCTCCCTCAGTCGCCCCTCCCTGATGAGCCTGTTAATCTTGTGCTTCGGATAAGCCCACGACCGCGATTCCTTAACCGTCCCGTCGGCCAACACAATCCTCACCTTCTCCCGTGGCAACAACTCCCCATGCCTCCGTAGCCATTCCGGCGTGAACATACTGAACTGCTTGCACATGTCTTCAGGCGACAGCCACACCTCGTCTGCACCCTCCAGCACCTCCGCCACGGTCTGCCTCATTGTAGCAATAATCTCCGCTCTCAGCATCCTGTCTTTCGTCTTCTTGCCCTTGTCGCCGAGGTACGCGTTCATAGACGGCTGAATGGACTCTAATTGTCTCTTCAGCCTTGCTACCTCCTGCTCCAGTTCCTTCTCTCTCTCAGTCATAGCCCGCTCACCTTTCCAACATTGGTATAATAGTCCTTGCCTTTACTGTGCCTTGCGGTTTTGCCGCAAGGTCATTATTCACTCACTTCAACCTCTTATAAGCAATCGTCAACCGTTCCCCGGTCTCGACGCGCTCGAACTCCATACCCTCCAGCCGCTTCAATGTTGCGAACTGCACCCTGGCACTCTCCACGGCCTTCTCATTCGGCAAAACAAACACACCCATCTGCCCTGCGCTGATGGCTCTGATGTCGTCTCGTGTCACTCTGTCTGTTACCATGTTGTTTCTTAATTTTACTTAATTAGTTATTAGCTTTTATACAACTTGGCAGAAAAAGCCGTATATTTGCAATCCGACACCCTCGCAAAGTGTTCGCAAATTGGCGGTTTACCGCTTATGAAAAGACGGCCTCCCGTCTGACGGCTATTTTCTTGCCTCGTTGTAGTGTTAATTACTTACGGGTGCAAAGATACAAACTAAAATTGAAATGTGGAGCATTATGGTGCAAAATGGGTCAACTTTTAAGATTTTTTAATTAAGATATAGGTCAAAATGGGTCAAATAGACAAAAAACTGAAGAATCAGCTCTTTAAAGTCGCCGTTGACTACATATACAAAGAGCACCTTGCCAGTGGTCAGGGAGAACTGGCTAAGAAAATCGGAATTAGTGATAGTGCCCTATCTCGAATCATGAATGACAAAAAATTTGTAGGAGATGATACACTTCGCAAGATGAACGAAGCATTCGGTGGTATCTTCAACATGGCCTACTTCCGTGGTGAAGACCCGCAGTGCATGTTGATGGAAGATTTGTTTTACTATAAGCAGCACCCTGAAGAGCGCCTTGTCTTCAAGAAACCTAATGGTGACAATCCGGCAGGGTTGGAGCCAGCAAATGCCGTCCCTGCTTCTTCGCACATCGACCCCTCCAGCATCATGAACGCCGCCCTCGCCGCCCAGATGCAAACCATCGAGTCGCTGAAGTCCGAGAAAACCACCCTTCTCGAAGTCCATGCCCGAGAACTCAAAGCCAAAGACGACATCATTCAGTCCCTCCATGAGCAGCTTGCAGCAAAAGATCAGCTCATTGCCGAGCAGAAGGCTCGCCTCATTGATTACCGCCGTCTCATTGATTCACGCGAGATTGAAAATAGCTACCCATTCCCTGTGGGAGTTGCAGACGGAAGTACATCCAAAAAACGTGCATAATTTTTCAAATGTTTCCCCAAACAAAACTCGCAAACGATGAAAACACCAATAAACACACGTATTTCCGTAAATTGGTACGAATCCCGACGGAATCACCAAGAAAAGGGGAGAGCACCGCCGTGAAAGGGCGGCGGTGCCGTAAAAACGGAGGTTTTGAGGGGGTTGAACGGGAAAGCGAAAAAATGGCTTAGGATGGTTTGAAATGGTTTAATGTAGCAAATGTTTCCCCAATGCTTCCCCAGATGTTTCCCCACTTATGATGTATAACTAAAAATTGAAAATTACTATGATAAAGACAGCGATAATATATAATCATCGGGGACGGTTCTCGAAAGATGGGACTGCTCCTGTGGAGGTGCGGGTGACGATAAACCGTCGCGCGTACTATATCAATACAGGTGTGTGCGTGTGCCCGCGTGAATGGAAGTTCGGGCAGATTGTTGGCCGTGAGGATTGTGTTGAAAAGAATGAGCGACTGAGTATCATGCTGGCTCGGGTTGACAGAATTGTAAATGAACGGCTGGCGGACTGCTCGGAAGATGACATCAATTTTGAAGATGTGCGAAAGTTGGTGTTCTCACCTGATTCCCGGCGTAAAGTAAAAGATGCTGAGGATATGTTGGAGTGGATGAAGAATGAGATTGGCAAGCTGGGTGTGCGTAAAGGGACTGCAGCGCACTATAAAGTCTCCGTTGCCGCTCTGGTTGAGTCGGGGGTTATGAAGAAATGGTCGGACTTGTCGGTGGAGAATGTTCACAGGTGGGATGCTTATCTTCATGGTATAAGGAAGCATCAGACGGATGCTGAGATAAAAGCTGGAAAGCCTGTGGAGTATATTAGCCAAGCGACGGTGAGAAATTACCACAAGGACATCAAGGCGTTGCTTGGCCGGGCTATGAAATTCGGGTTGATAAAGGCCAATCCGTATGATCGTATGCGTGGAGAGATTAAGCGCGGTGACGTTGAGACGGTGGAGTTCCTTACAAAGGAAGAGTTGGCGAGGATTGAGGGACTGACGCTCCGTGAAGGGTCGATGCTGGCGGCAGCGCGTGATATGTTCGTGTTCCAGTCATATACTGGCATGGCATATAGTGATATGCAGGCATTCTCACTGGAGAAGTGCCGACATGAATGTGAGCGGTGGCTAATGGCAGGGCAGCGGGTAAAGACGAGCGTTACTTACTACGTCCAGCTGCTTCCTCAGGCGTTGGCCGTGGTGCAACGTTATGGCGGTTCGTTGCCACAAGTGGCGGTGCAAACGTACAACAGGAATCTGAAGCGGATTGCCGAGGTGACAGGCATCACCAAGCGGCTGACAAGTCATGTCGGGCGGCATACCTTCGCCACCTGGGCGTTGCATGAGGGCGTTCCGATTGAGAGGGTTTCTAAGATGTTGGGGCACTCGAAAATTACGCAGACGCAGCGATATGCGAAGGTGCTGGCTCAGGATGTATATAAGGAGTTTGATAAACTTAATCAAAATAGGTTATGAAAAAAATGATTATGATGGCGTTGGCCGCTGCCTTTATTTGCGGCTGTGAGCATCCTGTACTGGATGATGCCAGCGATGGTGATGCACAAAATCTTCACACAAAGAGTTTCACGTTTACTGTGAAGGGAGACTTCGGTGCGGCAAAGTTCACCCGTGGTTATCTGAGTGCTGATGGGCAGTCAATGACCGACTTGTGGGCGTTTGATTATGTGGACGGCACTTGCGTCCAGACGGTGCATCAGACATCAACAGACGCCGACTGGGGCCAGCCAAAGATGTCGCTCAGCTATGGCATACATCATGTCTATTTTGTGGCTTCGCGTGGTGAGGGTGCAACGGTGGACGCAGACGGCCATGCCATCACATGGACAGGGCCACGCGACACATTCTGGAAGGACTACGAGGTGGATGTGGTGAGTACCAGCAACGGCAATCGTGCCGTGACGCTGGACCGCGTGGCCACGAAACTGCGTGTGGCAGTGAACGACGAGGTACCTGCAACGTGCAAGGCTGTGACGGTGACGCCCGAGCGGTGGTACTATGGATGGGACTATGTGAACGGGGTGGCCGTGGCGTCGCAGCAGACGGAAAGACGAGTGACGGTGCCAGAATCGTATGTAGGTACAACTGGGCAGCTGACGGTGAGCATCTTCGGACTGAGCGGTGCCGACGAGTGGGTGACCAACGTGGCGGTTAAGGCCCTGGGCGAAAGCGACGCTGTGATTGGGTCTGCAACGATTACTGGTGCGCCGTTCAAAGCCAATCGCTCAACGGAGTATAGCGGCAACTTGTTCGGCAGCTCTGGAGGTCTTGATGTAAGTGTGAATGCGAATTGGGAATCGCCCAAGACGGGAACCTGGTAAAAGAAAATCGGCAGGTCATTCAGACTTGCCGATTTTCTTGTTCTCTTCTCTGATGCGCTGGCGAATAGCCTCTATTTCTTTTTTGTCAAGCGGGTCTTCTTTTACATGCTCCCAAGGGAAAGGCAACCATTCGTTGACAGGAGGAGGAGTGCTTTTGGAGCCGAAGGCGAAAGCCGACTGATAAGCTATCAGCCTTGCTCTCTCCCATGCAGGATGCTGACGATTATAATAACCTCGAATAATCAGATAGATTTGCCAATGCTCCAGCTTATAAAGATATTCACGCCAGTGGATGCCAATTTCGCCTACGACCAACTGGAATTGTTCGAAGGCGATTAGGCGTTTTTTGACACAACATCTTCGCTGATTTCATCATTCTGCAAAGCGGCGGGCATAGTGTACCATTCATTGCGCAAGCGGGCAACAGTGGCTACAATGGTTGTGACGTCATTCGGCGGGGCATCATACAGTATATCCTTAGTGGTGATGGGCGCATCTTTACCTTCTCTCGCGTAGGCTGCAATAATAGCCGACACAGCCAGTTTGATATAGTCGTCGAGCGTTGCTTCAGGAGCGTTATAGATGGGGTTGCCATCGGAATCGTTGACGGGATGGTCGCCACTCATCGCTCTTTTTGGGATAAATACTTCCGATGATTTGCCTGACAATTTTTCATAACCTATCTCAGCAGCGGCACAGTAGAGCATGTCCACTTCTTTGCCGAAAATATTAATTGTTTCTTTCTTCATAGTTCTTTTTGTTTAAGCGAGGGGATTGCTCCCCTCGCATGAGTTTAAATTTTAGCCGCTGACGGCAGTGCCTTTCACCGGCTTACTGTTCATCTGCATCTGAATGGTGTAGGTCACATTCTGCCTATTCGGTGCATTGATGCTGATGTCGTTGACAATGGCCTTGCATGTGTAAGGCACACCCGTTGCTGTGCGATTCATTGTGCCGGTAGTCTGCGAGAATTCCACGTCCACTTCCTGACCTGCAAGAACGAGATCAAGCGCGTCTTGTCCGTTGATTCCAGTGGAGTCGGTCTCGACTGAATAGAGCGCATCGCAGCTGATGTCACCAGCACATCCTGTCACCTCTTGCTTCTGGAATCCGCCCTCGGTGTCCTTCGTGCTGCTATCCTCAAGCGAATTCGAAATGTGATAGGTGCAACTTGTGGCGAAGGCCACGCACTTGGCCGGTGAGCCAATTAAGATTCTAAGATTCTGACCTTTCATAATCTATTCCTTTTTAGTGATACATTGGTAATAAAGTGCTAAGTAATTGCATGGCTTAATGGGGTCGTATAGCTCTTCTGATGCAGAGAAATTCCAATCGATAGGTGTTTGTGGGTCTTCACCATATTCCCATCGAAACGAGTTAACCTCACGCACCAACTCGCATAAATTCATCAGTTCATCGTGGCTACGCGCAACGCAGATAATGCTCACGTTGGCTGTGTCTTCGTTTCCTTCAACTCCATCATCTTTCGTTTCGGCGTTATTATTGACGGGGCCAGGCTTGATGATGATGTATGGTATGGTGTCTTCTTTCTCGTCAATGGTGGGTCGTGCCGGCAAATAGATGCGGTCACCTACTATCGCGGCAATGTCTTCACTCGCAGACAAACCCCTGCTAAAAAAATCTGCTGTGCGTAAACTCATGGATTCTCTGATTTGATTTGCTCGATGATAAACTCCAACAGCCTGCCTCCGATATACCCTTGCAGATAGGCGGCCTGTTCGGTGCCCAGATCCACGCCGTAATACTCTGCTACGTGAGCCTGAACATGGTCAACCTCATGGATGACTGTGTTCAGGAACTCACGCAGTGAAGTAGCGCGGCCAATGAAGACGATGCTTTCCTTCCATCCAAAGGCAGTCAGCGTGTAGCCTGCATTCCATCCGCTCAGGTTGTCGGTCGCTTCATCTATCATCTTTTGGCTGGCACCCACACGACGCATCAGCCCTGCCACTTCTGACAAGTCGCTCGGACAAACATCGTACACGACGGTGACGTTCCAGTAACCTTCGATGGATAGATGTTGCGTTGTCATACCTTTAAAGTTGATTGCGGTTCTCTGCTCCGTTTCGCCCGTAGGCATCGCGCTGGCCTTTCATGTAGGCTTCGCGCTCAGCAGGAGACATATCCTCGTGCATGTCTTTCGCATCACGCATTGCCTGCTCATAGCCTTCGCGGTAGCCCTCACGGTAGCCCTGTTCAAACTCACGGCCAACGGTCATGGTGCGGTAGTTGCTGCCCGTGCCGCCCGTGCGGAACTGATGGCGCATCTGTTCGCGCATCTGTTCCTTCAGGTCCTGGCCGTCGTTGGTCAAAATGATTGTTCCACTGTTTGGATCGTAAATCATTGCTTTATCTGTTTTTATCGCAGTCGCCATGACTATGAGTCCTTCTTTCCTCCCTTCGTTGCCGGTGCCGGTGTACCGCCGCTCAGTTTCTCCAGCAGTTCGAGCGTCTTGGCCTGCATGTCTTTCATGCCCTGAAGTTCGCCCTTCGTCGCCGCCAGTTCTGCCTGTAGGCTTTCGATGGTCTCAGCCTGTCGCACGGTGGCTGCATAGCCTGGGTTGATGACCTCCTTGCACTTGGGACCGTCCTGCTTCAGTTTCTTGTAGTAGTTGAGATTCTGGAGAATCTTGTCGGCTTCTTCCATCTTCTCGTCAATGATGCGCTCTGCCGTCTCACGGTTGCCCGTGTAGATTTCAGGGTCACGGCCTGCCACTTCGAGGTTGACAGGGAGTCCTGGCACTACTCGGTCTT